CTGATTTTGTTAGAGCTTAAAGCTGATTACGAAGAAGCACAGTCTGCTCATACATCACATGTAATGGATGTAGATGGTTGGTTAGATGCATTAAATGGTGAACAAAACATTAATAACAAAAAAGGACGATCAAAAATTGTACCTAAACTCATTCGTAAACAAGCTGAATGGCGTTATGCTGCATTAAGTGAACCTTTCTTATCTACAGATGATTTGTTTAATACAGCTCCAATGACGTTTGAAGACAAAGAATCTGCTATACAAAATCAATTGTTATTAAATTATCAGGTTAATTGTAAATTAGACAAAACTGCATTTATTGATGAATACATTCGTACTGCTGTAGATGAAGGTACTGTTATTGTTAAAGTTGGTTGGGAATATGAAGATGAAATGATTGAAGTTGAAGTACCTGTATTTGAATTTCAAGAATCTCCTGAATCTGCACAAATGCATGAACAATTACATCAAATGATGGAAGCTGATTCTGAACGTTTTCAAGCAGATACTCCACCAGAAATACAAGAAGCACATACAATGACTATGGAAACAGGTGTACCAATGATGCCTATACAAACAGGTACACGTACAGAAGAACAAACTAAAGTTATAAAAAATCAACCTGAGTTAGAAGTATGTGATTACAACAATATTATTATTGATCCTACTTGTTTAGGTGAATTAGATAAAGCTAACTTTGTTATATATAGTTTTGAAACATCTATGGCTGAACTTAAAAGAGATGGTAGATATTCAAATTTAAAACACATAAACATAGAAAATGCTTCACCATTGTCAGAACCAGACCATCATTATGATGATGATACTAATTTTAAATTTAAAGATGACCCTCGTAAAAAAATAATAGTGTATGAATATTGGGGCTATTGGGACATTGACGATACTGGAGAAGTAGAACCTTTTATAGCTACCTGGGCAGGTGACGTGTTAATTAGAATGGATAGAAACCCATTTCCTGATAAAAAGTTACCTTTTGTAGCTGTTCAATATTTACCAGTGCGTAAACACATATATGGTGAGCCTGATGGTGCATTGTTAGAAGATAACCAAAAGATTATTGGTGCTGTAACACGAGGTATGATTGATATTATTGGTAGGTCTGCTAATGGTCAAATGGGTATTCGTAAAGATGCATTAGATGTTACTAATGCTCGTAAGTTTGAACAAGGTGCAGATTATAAGTTTAATTCTAATGTAGACCCTAGACAAGCGTTTCACATGGATACGTATCCTGAAATACCTAATAGTGCATTAAACATGCTTAATCTTCAAAACAATGAAGCTGAATCATTAACTGGTGTTAAAGCGTTTAGTAGCGGCATTAGTGGACAAGCTTTAGGTAATACAGCTACAGGTGTTAGAAGTGCAATGGATGCTGCATCTAAACGTGAGTTAGGAATACTTAGAAGATTAGCTGATGGTATTAATCAAATAGGTCGTAAGATTATATCTATGAACTCTGAATTTTTATCTGATGAAGAAATTGTAAGAGTTACTAACGAAGAGTTTGTTGCTATTAATCGTGAAGATTTAGGTGGTATGTATGATATTAAATTAAATATATCTACAGCTGAAGCTGATAACGAAAAAGCTCAAGAACTATCGTTTATGTTACAAACTATGGGTAATAACATGGACCCAGCTATGTCACAAATAATACTAGCAGATATTGCACGATTACGTAAGATGCCTGATTTAGCTAAACAAATTAAAGAATATCAGCCACAACCTAATCCAATGGCTGAACAAAAAGCACAATTAGAAATGCAACTACTACAAGCTCAAATAGCAAATGAATCTGCTAAAGCAGCTGAAAATGCAGTAGATGTAGAGTTTAAGAAAGCTAAAACTCAAACTGAAATATCTAAGTCTAGAAATTTAAATAGTAAGTCTGATATGGAAGATTTAAATTTTGTAGAGCAAGAGTCTGGAGTTGGCAGGCAGCATGAAGAAAACATGAAAGGAGTAGACCAACAGAACGCAATGGATAACAAATTTGCAGACGCAATAATAAATGATCCAATGCTAAATAACAATAATCTTTAATAAATAGTGATATAATCGCGAAAAAGGAGACTTTGTTTTTATCTCAATAAGAGGACACACGATGAGCATAGAAGAACAGTTACAAGAGTTAGATGATAATATGAATGATGCAAAACAATTCATTGATATTAAAGACAGTACTTTAAAACTTTTTAAAAACAGAGAGTTTAAAAAAGTTGTACTTGAATATTATTTTAAAGAAGAAGCAGCACGATTAGTTATGGCTAAAGCTTCTAATTTAAATGATGAACAACAAAAATTAATTGACAATATGATTTACGGTATTGGAGCATTAAGTAATTTCTTTGATAGCGTACTTACAAGAGGTTTACAAGCTGAACAAGCTTACAAAGATGATGAAAATGCTAGAACTGAAATTCTACAGGAGGACTTAAGCTAATGGCAGAAGTACAGAGTCCTTTGGGAATGGATGACGAAGAATTCCTAAAACAAGATTTAAGTCAACTTGAAGCTGAATTAATGGCTGCACATGATGCTGCAGATGAAGTTCAAGAAACGACTGACCAAATTGATACTCCTGAAGAAGAGCAAACTTCTGAAGAAGTAACAAGTGAAGACGAAGAAGTAACTCCCGATGAGGTCGACCCTTATGAGGAAACGGATGAGTCTGAAAGTAATACGGAAGAATCTGACGAAGAGATATTAGAAGATGAAGTAGCTGACCTAGAAGAGGATACTCAACTAGAAGCCGAAACATTAGAAGATGCTAAAGAACCAGAGTCTGAAGATACAGATGCGACTGAAAATACCGAAACAGCTGAACCTAAGAAGGATACTTCTAAAGCTGAAATCGATTATGAAGAAGCATATAAACGGATAATGGCACCTTTTAAAGCTAGCAAGCGGATGATGCAAGTTGACAACATTGACGATGCAATATCTTTAATGCAAAAAGGAGCTGATTACCATAGCAAAATGAAGACTTTAAGTCCTAATTTAAAAATGGTAAATATGCTAGAAAAAGAAGGTTTGTTAAATCAAGATAAACTTAACAACTTAATTGATATAGCTAAAAAAGATCCAAAAGCAATTGCTCAACTTATAAAAGAAAGTGGCATTGATCCGTTAGATATAGATACTGATGAAGAAGTTAGTTATAAACCTAATAACTATGGTGTAAGTGACAAAGAGTTTAGAATAAATCAGGCAATTGATGAAATTAAAGATAGCCCATCTTTTGATAAAACTATTAATGTTTTAGCTAAAGAGTGGGATAACGAAAGCAAAAATATAATTTCTGATAATCCTGAAATTATTTCAATTATCAATGACCATGTTTTTAATGGCGTATTTGATAAAGTTCAGGGAATAGTAGATACAGAACGAGCGTTAGGTAGGTTAAATGTACCTGATGTAGTTGCGTATAGACAAGTAGCTGAAAACTTGCAAGCACAAGGCGGCATAGTACAAGAAGGAGTAACTCAACCACCTTCAAAGCCATCTGTACCGAAGACTAAAGCACAGGACCCTGCTGTTGTACAACAAAAGCGTAAAGCTGCAGCAGGAACAAGGAAGACTACAAGTAAAGCTAATAACGCTACATCTAATTATCTAGGTATGACTGATGAAGAGTTTATGAAGTTAGCTGATGTGTAATACTTCTCTTTTCAATGTTTATAGGAGCTTAAAATGGCTTTAGAATACGGAACTGGTGCTAATGGTGCCAGTAATATCGGTGCTCAAGCGCGCACTGACTTTTATTTTAAAAAAGCGCTCATTAAAGTACGTGACATTCAGTACTTTATGCCTTTGGCAGATGTAAGGGCTATGCCTAAACATCATGGTAAAACAATCAAGCAAGATGTATATCAACCACTACTAGATAGTCTTAACGTCAACGACCAAGGTTTAGACGCAGCAGGACTAATTATTACTTCAGGTAAATTCAAAGGCTATGATGCTGCTGGTACTGAAATAACAACTGGTACTGGTCATACAGCTGCTACTGCAACTCATACTAACTTTTTTGCTACTGCAGCTAACGCTACATCTGGTGCTGGAGTTGTTGCTGTTGCAATTGGTGGTAATATTTACGGTAGTTCAAAAGACGTAGGTGTTATTGCTGATCGTTTGCCAGCTTTAACTGAGAACGGTGGAAGAGTTAACCGTGTAGGTTTTACACGTACACAAATTACTGGTTCACTTATCAAGCAAGGTTTCTTCACTGAGTACACTCAAGAGTCTTTAGACTTTGATTCAGACTCAGAGTTGATGTCTCACATCACTGAAGAAATGTTAGTAGGTGCTACAGAAATGACTGAAGCACAATTACAGAAGGATTTGATTAATACTGCTACAGCTAGTGGTACTGTTCAATATCCAGGTACAGTAACAACTAAAGCTACAGTAGCTGCAGCTGTTGATTACGATGACCTAATGACTCTTTCTATTGCTTTGGATAACAACAAGACTCCAAGACAAACTAAGATGATTACAGGTTCTCGTATGACTGATACTAAAACTGTAATGGGTGGACGTGTAATGTACATTGGTCCAGACTTGATTCCTCTAGTTCGTAAAATGACGGACATTAGTGGTTCAGGCGTAGGTTCAGGATTTATCAGTGTAGAAAAGTATGCTGATGCATCTACAATTATGAATGGTGAAATTGGTTCAGTAGACCAGTTCCGCATTGTTGTAGTTCCTGAAATGCTTACTTCTGAAGGCGGTGGTGCATCAGGTGCAGACATTTACCCAATGCTTGTAGTTGGTGATGGTTCATTTACTACTATTGGTTTCCAAACTGATGGTAAGAGCCTTAAGTTTACTACTACTCATAAGAAGCCAGGTAAAGAAACTGCAGACGTTAATGACCCTTACGGTGAAAAGGGTTTTTACTCAATCAAATGGTACTATGGTTTCATGGCTCTACGTCCTGAACGCCTAGGTATTCTTTGGACTAAGAAAGCTTAAATTAAGTTTTCTTATTATCTTCCTCACATACTTTGTATGTGGGGAAGATTTATAAAGGAGATGATATGAATATAGAAGAAATGACATCCAAACAAATTAGTGACGAATTAAGTAATAGAGGTGTAACTATGCATTTTAATAGTAAAAGAGAAAAACTAGAAGAAGCTTTAATAGCAAGCGATGATGTTGATGTTGCAGTAGAAACAGAAGAACCTACAGTTATAACTGAAGAAGAATTAGCTGCTAATGATTTTATGTGGAACGGTGTTGAACTAGAAGGCATGAGAGAAGCTTATGCAATGAAATTAATACGCGTTATTGTAAGGTCTAATGACCCACTTAAAAGAGAGCATGCAGGAGAAATTTTTACTGTTGGTAATAAAAAACTTAACAATGGTAAACCTGTTAAAAAATATATACCTTTTAATAATGAAGAAGGTTGGCATATACCTAATATTCTTTATCAGCATCTTTTAGCTGCAGAATGTCAAATATTTGCAAAGGTTACTCGTAATGGTCAAGATTTTATGGAGCCAAAAAATATTAAAGCTTTTAATGTTGAAGTATTGCCTCCGTTAACTGAAGAAGAAAGACAAAAATTAGCAATCAAACAAAAAGCAACAGGATCAATAGGATAAAACTATGGCACTTACAAATGCATCACTAACACAAGGTAGTTCAGTAACAAATACTAACAATGTAATTACAGGTAGTGGAGTATTTGATGATTTGATGGAATCGGTTACTGCTCACTTAGAAGCACAGTTTCAGTTAGGTAGAATAACAGGAACTGATTTTGCTACTGTATACTTAGGTGCAATGCAAAGTGCTTTACAAGCTTCAGTTGGTTATGCAATTGGTCAAGAAAAAACAAATGCAGAAGTTGCTTTATTAACACAAAAACAAACTACTGAGTTTGCACAAACATTAGTAACTGGTAATACTACTCCTAATGCTAATAGTGTAATGGGTAAAGACATTACGTTAAAAGGTGAACAAGCTAAAGGTTTTAAATGGAATGCTGACCAAAAGTACCTTAAAACATTAATTGATGCTTGGACTATTAATACTAATGTAGCAGGTTCACCTGTTACTACTATTACAGCGTTGAATGCTACAGGTACTGGTAATCTAAATACACAAATAGCTAACGCAGAGCCTACAGGCTAATGTCTAAAAGATTACGCAACAACGTAATAGCTTTAGGTATTGTTGTATGTTTTTGGATGGTTTTTGTATTACCTGTAATGGCAG